AAGCAAAAGATATATTTCCAGAAGTAGCATTCTTATCGGATAGACATAGACATATGTTTGGATTCCGTTGTTATGCACATGTAACACATACGGATCGAGATAAAGAATTTATCTTATTAAAACGAGAAATTCAAAATGAGTTATTATTGAATTTTGAAAAAGAAACTACAAATATATTAGAGTTCGGCCCGATGTCCTGCGAAGCAATTGGTGAGTTTTTATTAGAACAATTTCCAGAATTATATAAAGTAGAAGTTTGGGAAGATTGGGAGAATGGTGCAATTATTGAAAGATAAATTTGGTTATTGCGTAGTTATTATATATAATAGGTTATGAATATATTTTATTTTGGCTTAGAGCCACTCAAAGCACGATACACGTATCAATTATCTAAACATTGGATGCCCGATACATTTAGACCATATGTAGAATCTGGTAAAGCAAATTTTATCGATGTTGAAGGAGATTTTGATCCAGACCAACAAATTAAAATTGGAGCTGTATTAGATGCGGTTGGCAGGGGTAAATTTGCTATGTCACAATGTAGCAACTTCTTAGATATGCTTAATAATGATTTAGTTAAAGACGGCGATGTTATTTTCTTGCAAGATTATTGGCATCCTGGTATAGAATCTATTTTATATGCATTGGATCTTTATGGAATCAAAGTTAGAATCTATGCAATGCTTCATGCACAAAGTGTAGATGAATACGATTTTACTTGGCCTATGAGAACATGGATGCGTGGATTTGAATTAGGTTTAGATAAAAGAATGTCTGGTATATTTGTAGGATCAACTATACACCGAGACCAATTAAGAGCGGCAGGTTTCGAAGCACCAATTCATGTATTATCATTGCCATTACACAAGCAAATGACATTAGATGTGTTACCAAATTTCAGCCATAACGATCCAAAAGAAAAGAAAGTAATTTTTTCTAGTAGATTAGACAAAGAAAAGAATCCTTTCTTTATGTTAGCAGTAGCAAAACGATTCTTAAATACATATAAAGATTGGACATGGCATATAACAACATCAGGTAAATCTTTTAAATCAATGGTTCCTGGAGTTGTAGATGCATTATATCAATATGCTCAAGAAGAACCCAGATTTAAATTATTAGTTAATCTAACTAAAGAAGAATATTACACTGAATTAGCAACTGCAAAGATTCAATTCAATTCATCATTACAAGATTATGTATCATGGACGGTATTAGAATCAACTACATTTGGGTGTGATGTTGTATTTCCCGATTTTAGATCATTTCCGGAATTTATCGATGAAAATAGAAGATATGTTCCATTTGACGTACACTCAGCATATAGCAAGTTATGTAGTGCGGTAATGTATTTTGATTTAAAAAACAAAATTCAAAAATATGATTGGCCGGATATTGCCGATTTAGGACGCCGAATGGAAGCGTATATAGTTATAAATGATGTCAAAGAAGAATTAAATGTTTGGCACGAAAAAGAATATTGTGAATTTTTATTAACAACAGAAAGAATAGATAATGAGTAACAAAAAAGACACGAGTCATTACAAAGATTTCTTTTATATTCCTTCATTATCTGCAGGTTCAATGGTATCTGCATTTAAGAAAGATGCAAAGTTTTCTGATGGTACTACGATGCGATTTTTCTCAAAGGAGTATCCAATCGAATGGCGTCATAACAAGTTTCTAGTTACTGCAGGTCACCATTATAAGAAAATGGATTTCCGTCAGCAATTAGGATTAGATGATGAAACATTCGTATTCGGAGATTCAGGAGGATTCCAGATTGCAACAGGTGCATTGAAATGGGATGGTACTATTCGCGAAAAAATATTTCATTGGTTAGAAGCCAATTCAGATGTAGCGGCTAATTTAGATATTCCGCCTAGGGTTACTTTTGAGAATCGATTCCAAGATTCAATGGATATTAGTTTTGATAACTTTAAATATTTTGAAAAACATCAAAGTGGTAAAACTAAATTCTTAAATGTAATTCAAGGAACATACAATGAAGAATATACTGAATGGTATCATAAATTTAAAGATTTTGATTTTAACGGATGGTGTATCGGAGGTCCTAAGAAATTAGTAGATTTTATGTTTGTAATTGCATTAATGTTACAAGAACGAGAATTTGAAAAGAAACACGTTCAATATGTGCATTTATTAGGCATATCTAAAATTTCTGACTTCTTTATATTATCTACTATTCAGAAGCTGTTAAATGAACTAACAGACGGTCGTATACAATTAATGACTGACTCATCATCTCCAGGTCAATATCCCGTATTTGGAACATATTTGCATTCGGGTAATTATAAAACACAAACATTTACAGAATTATATTTTCCAAAGAATGCTGAGTATAGAAGAAAAACACATCTTGCAAAAAATAAAGGATCTGTTGAAATTGATAAAACACAACATGTTCCTTGTAGTATAGATTGCCCAGCTTGTAAAGATTTTACCTATGAATATCTAGGAGGTCAAACATCAACCGGATTAGATAGATACTCGCAAGAAGGTATGCCGAGAATGGTTGTTCATAATACACATTTGTATTGCAACATAGTAAAAGACATCAATAAAATGGTAGATAGTCATGTTGAATTGTTAGAAACAGCTATACCAACAGAGTTATTCAATGTTATATTGTCTTTACATGAAATGTTCGCAGATCCAGATGGAGCGATGCGTGTGTATGAAACATATATCAAAACATACAAGAAATTTGGAGGCGATAGTATTTCGACTACAGATGCAGTTAAGTTCAATGAATTTTTTAAATTTTAATTATTATTATGGAAAAAAGTAAATTAGTTAGTTTTATTAACCGTTATTATTTAGCAGGAAATTGTGAAGCGGTTACACTTAAAGAAACCAATGGTACTATTGGTTGTGATTTAATAGATGGTGACCAAACAGTAGTTGGTAAAATACAATGGAAAACTAAACCATTCATGACAGGTGCATTAGGTATTAACCACACCGGTGCATTAACAAAAATGTTATCAGCTGTTGGTGAAAACATTAACATCGATGTGCAAGAAGCTGGAGGTAAAAATTATGCAATGAAAATCTCTGAAGGATCTACTAAGTTAACATTTATGTTAGCAGATACATCAGTAATTCCGGCAGTACCTACTATTAATCAGGAACCTGACTATAAAGTTTCAATTGATGTTAATGATGAGTTTATCAATAAATTTATCAAAGCAAAAAATGCATTACCAGACGCAAAAAACTTTGCAGTTCAAGTAAAAAACGGACAAGTTAAGTTTATTATTAATTATACTACTATTAATGCCGATAATATTTCTTTTGAAATTGGATCAAATGATTCAGAAGAAATGGAACCGATATGTTTCTCGGCAGATAAACTTAAAGAGGTATTGACTGCAAATAAAGGAGATATGGGAACATTGCACATCTCTCCAGACGGATTAGCAAGAATCGATTTTACCGGTTCTGATTTTGAATCATCTTATTGGTTAGTTCAATTACAAAATTAATTATGGCACAGCAAGTAAACGTAGTAAATAGATCAAATAATCCACTCCCGGTGTATGAAACATCGGGGGCTGCTGGATTAGATATTAAATGTACAACTGATTTTATATTGGATTCGAATGCTAGAATATTAGTACCAACCGGGTTGTTTTTGCAAATACCAGAAGGTTACGAAATACAAGTTAGACCTCGTAGTGGATTGGCATTAAAGCATGGAATTACGGTACTAAATACACCAGGAACAATTGATTCTGATTATAGGGGCGAATTAGGAGTTATTTTAATTAATCACGGACTTAGGTCAGTTGAATTTCACGCCGGCGATCGAATTGCTCAGATTGTACTTTCAAAAGTAGAACATGTAATATGGAACCCAGTCCCAGTATTAGATGAAACGCATCGAGGAGAAAATGGATTTGGGTCAACAGGTGGTAAATAAAAAAATTTAAATTATGTTTGGTACACAAGAAAATACGTTATGGGTGGAGTCATTCCGCCCTGACACTTTAGAAGGATATATAGGAAATGAGCACATTGTTGAAAAAGTTAAAATTTTCATTGCTAATGGGGATGTTCCGCATCTATTATTTTATGGAACCGCTGGGACAGGTAAAACAACGTTGGCAAAAATTATATCGAAAGCGGTAGACGCGGATATAATGTATATAAATGCATCAGATGAAAACTCAGTAGATGCAGTTCGCGATAAGATTAAACGATATGCATCAACCGTTGGATTTAAACGTTGGAAAATTATTATATTAGATGAGGCTGATTATTTAACGCCAAATGCACAAGCTGCGTTACGTAATTTAATGGAAACATATAGTAAAACAACACGTTTTATTTTAACATGTAATTATGTTGAAAAGATTATAGATCCAATTCAATCTCGTTGCCAAACATTTGCAATTACACCTCCAAATAAAACCGATGTAGCAAAACGATTAGTTCAAGTATTAGAACAAAATTCGGTAGAATATGATATTAAAGATGTAGCGGCAATAATTAATGCATCATATCCAGATATTCGTAGAGCATTAAATGCAGCACAAGGATCTGTAATTAATAGTAAATTAGTTTTAGATAAAGCAAGTGCGATACAAGCAAATTACATGACTGAAATTTTAGAGATATTAAAAAATCCAAAAGATAAAAAGTCTGCATTTTCTAAAATACGACAAGTTATTGCTGATAGTAAAGTAAAAGATTTTACGGCGTTGTATACATTTTTATTTGACAACCTAGATGAATTTGCAATAGGTCATATTGGATCTGTAATATTAATTATAGCAGAATCACAATACAAAGATTCAGTCGTTGTGGATAAAGAAATTAATATAATGGCTATGTTTGTTAATATAATTGGCGAATTGTAATTTAGTGATATTTATACAAAAAAAGGTATAACATTAATGATACGTTTAAAATATTTAATTGCAGAAGATAAAAACATTAAAGCATTTAGTACATCGACTAATGATGAGTATGAGTATAAAAAAGAAAATAATATTTGGTATACTAAATTAAAAACATCAGATGATTGGTTAGAGATGAAAAAAAAGTTATCTAAAACCAATTATGATGCTGCGATTAAAGTTTTATCAAAATATGATACTAATACCCCTGCTCCTATAAAAAAAGACGTAGTTAAACCAAAAGAAAAGCCAGATATGTCGGATATTGAAAAATCAGATGACTCAAAATCTAAATCAGATGATACGAGTTCAGCTTCTGTAATATTAATGGGCGGTTTAGATTATAGACCTGGCGATTATAAAATTGACCAACAAAAATCTTTATTACAAAGTGGATTAGGCAGTCAGGATGTAATTGCACACCGATATACAGATTTAAATGGAGTATTGAAATCAATAAAAGATAATCCAAATGCTACTATTGTATTATTTAGTGCAGGTTGTTCATATTCATCAACTATTGCAAAAGCTATACAAGATAAATCTAAATTATACATCGTAGAACCATATGCAAAAAGTACTAACACAGCAAACTCAGTTCAATCTGCTGTTAATAAAGGAGTACCAGCATCTAATGTATTAACTGGTAATACAGTTGCCCGAGGAATGGGTGTAGTTTCAGGCGCGACAGAAACACCAAATGTGAAAGGTGGTGGTATGGCATCGCATTGGAACGCATTAAAATTTGTTGGAAAATTAATTTAAAATTTATATATAAAGAATAAAAGTAGTTATGAATAACAAGTTAAATATAAATATCGGTCCGCAAGATATGCAACCGATTATTTGCTCCGAATGCGGAGGAATGTATTTTCGCCAAGTAATGGCTATTAATAAAGTTTCAAAATTATTAACTGGCGGGGATAAGGATACCATGGTTCCAGTACCGGTATTCCGTTGTGACGATTGTGGGGCAATACCAGAAGAGTTTCAACCAGTTAAACTAAAAAAATAATGTCGGTTCAATAT